TCTTCTTCGTTAGGTGCAACCTCTAAGGTAATACCAAACTCGTGAATGGAAAGCTTCTTCATAAGGTCTATAGACTGCATAGAAGTTTCTCCAATAACATTAGAGTACATGTTGTGAAGACTTTTAAAGTTTATTAAGTCTTGCATACGAACAGTAATGCTTTGAGAAACTCTCTTAGTCACATTCAGGTAAGCATCATTAATATCTCTAGTTGCGTTATTTGACGCTAGAAGAGATAACTTCTGAACACCTACTAAAGCTTCACTAGATGGTTTAGAGGCATCACGTGCTTCATTTACACCTGTTACGTCACGAATCATCTGCATATTGTGATTATACACTCCTATTAAGGTTCCAAAATCTCTACCTATACCATTCTCTAATTCTTGTATTGGCATAGCTCCTGTCATCTGACCTTCATCATCTATACGTCTGTAATAGATATTACCTGTTTGGTCATATATCTCTTGAAGCTCCATAGGAGTAAAAGTACCACCATCACCTTTAGATACATTCTCTAGAGAGCCTATCTCAAAAGCAGCACCCTTAGGTCTGGCTTTAGCTAAAAGACTTTGAATTTTAAGGTGAGATAATTGTATCTGATCAGCAAAAGGAATCATTCTATCAACTAAAGAACGACTCTTCATTTTATATAGGTTCGGTTGATATACAATATAAGAGAGTCTAGTCTCAGATAAATTAGACTTCTTTCTAGGCATATCTTTCATTAACCCATAATCAAATACATAATCAGAACCAACAATGTATTTACCTGTGTATACAACCTTTACTGTAGAACCAATAGCTTCTCTTTTAGTCTTAGAGTTTTTAGGTTGTTTATAATTAGATGGTTTTTTATTTACTGAGTAACCACCCTTTTTGTTTTCTTTTTTCTCATAATTAAGATTATGACTTGTCATAAACTCAGCATCTAATATACTAATGCTGAACTTATCATACTCGTAAGTATTCTCACCATTCTCATAATTGGCTGTAGTATTAAAGAACATAGGATTGTTATTTTTCCCTGCGTACTCTTCAGCTATCTTAATATAGTCCTCTTCACTAAATTGATTTCCTGCCTGCTGTTTTAAGTCTGCAATAGTCATAGAGTAAACCTCTCCTGCGTGTCTCATGTTTTTAAAGTCAGAAGAAGCAGAGAAAGAAGTAACTAAATTAGAAGGGTCTACATATCTAATCTTAAGACCATTTGTAGGGGATAAATCTGTTTTAGCTGCACATATACCCAATATAACTAGGTCACGTATCATATACCTTTTAACCTCTGAGTAATCATTGATGTCTAAAGTATATTGAATTGCCTTCTCTAAAGCTATCTCAACGTTTTGCTTATAGTTTAAAGCCATAAACATATCTACCTCTTCAGAGCTTTGTGCAACAAATCCCCTTGGAGCTAAAGGTATACCAGTCTCATCCTCTAAGTTTTCTAAGAAATCCTTAGACAACATATCCCCTAGCATTTGTTTTTTCTTCTCTAATCTTTTGTTAGCAGCAATAGGGTCTATAGACTCAGCCTTTATTTCGTAGTCTTGATTAACCATACCATTAACAATAACGTCAACAAACTTAGGTATAATTGATACAGGACTCCAATCTATATTTAAGTAAGAGCTATCTCCTTGAACATCTAGTAAGTCCTTATACTTACCTACATCTTGATTACCCTCAGCGTAACTTCTATTTCTAGAGTATCTTAACTTTCTATCCCTAAAGTAAACATCACTATTGTTATGCCACTCGTAGTACATAGTTTTAAAGTATTGCAGCCCATAAGCCAATGAGGCTTTCTCCTCATTCGTAGCTAAAGGGGATGGGTAACCGTTTGACTCTTTTTTCTTGTTAAGCATATCTATCTTATTTTTTTACTAAACATCCCCTTATTGTTATATTTTTTTACTAATGGAGATGAAACTTTTAATTCCTTTTTTTGTTTAACGTATTTTTGAGAAGCAAGTAAAGCTAATGATGAAGAAATACTAGCATCATATTTCGTCCTATTATCTATCTCAAACCTACTCCAGTCATCTAATAAAGTGTTAAAATAACACCTTCCCATCTCTTCTGTTTCAGTATTCATTCCTACATGGTCGTAAATGTAAGTCGCTATAGCTTCTGCTTGAGCGTTTATTACAGCAGCTCCAGAACCAGGGATTCCCTTTGTCTTTTGCTTTCCTTTACTCCACTCAGTGTGAGTCATTTGAGGTCTATCCATAAGGTACTCATAATAACCTCTATTCTCGAAGTATTTTAATATACCCACCTTGTTGTTCTCAACAAGTATTTGACAGCCATAAAATACACACATCTTAATCATATCTTCGTAAAATATCTCTGCTTTAGGTGGTCTATTAATGTATTCGCATACAAACTGCATAGACGCATCACTTGCCATATTAAACTTGTGAAATACGTGAGCAGAAGCATCAGATCTCCTGCCATCTGTGGTTGTGTCGTGGTCATAAGGGTCACAACCTGCGACCAAGTTATCTGACCTGCCTGGAAACTTCTTATTGAATCTTTTACCAATAATGTTTTGGTCTTTAAGCTCAGGAACCCAAGTAATCTCCCACTTACCCTTTCTGTGAGGTATCCATATAACTTCGCTATCTCGTTCTCCATTTTTCCATATAAACTCACCTCTTGTAGTTTTCACATCATTTACTTCGTTGTAATCCATCTGTTGATAGATTTTTTCAACGTCAAATATACAACTTTGAGTGTCATTTCTAAACGCTTCCTCTATAGTAAAAGGAAATTGTCTTTTAAATTCTGACAATGATGTACTATCGTTTGACAAGGCATCTCTTCTATTTTGAAGGTAATCCTTTGCGCCTACGTCTATTAACATATCGTCAACACCCATTACAGGCTTTTCAGGAGTATCTATAATAGAGTTACCATACTCGTCTATAAATCCTTCTAAGTTGTCATAGGCAGGAATAAATAACTTGTATAGTCCACTTTTAGTTCTACCATTCAAGTCTTTTTCATTCATGTCGGAGTCGTAGAATATATCCTTATACTCTGATCCACCATCCTGTAGTTTGTTCGCAGTAGAACCCATCATACATTTACCTACAATCTTTCTACCCAACAAAAGACAAGTCTGAGTTACACCCCAGTTTTTCTTTATGGAGTTTTGACCAACCCACTTAGCAGCTTCATCATGAACTAAAAGTTTTAGCTTCTCACCATCGTAACTATTATCACCAGTGTTCTTCCAATCTATACTAGAGTTTAAAGCTTCAGAGCTTTCTATGTGCTTTTGATTCTTTGTAATCTTTTTAGCAGGCTCCCTAAACGCTAACTCTACACGAGGATTACTAGAACCATCTTGTATTGGTTGAAAAAAGAATGGGTAGTTACGATATATACGTACTACCTTATCTGTAAACATAGTCTTAGCATCTGCACCAGTCTTTGACAATATACCAAACCTACTCTCGTAAGTCATAGTGGATAAGTTAACTGTTTCACTACTAGCCATATAAGAAAAACCACTACGTCTGTTTTTAAGAAAACACATTCCGTAAGAGTTCTTATCTAATTTACACGCTTCCCAAAAAATAAAGAACGTTCTATTAGCAGCCCTGTAATCAGGATAACCAACATCTATCTTACTCCACTGAATAAACATATAATGCGAACCAGTGATATACGTAGGAACTCCATTGTTATAAAACCATAACCCTTCCATTCTACGCCTAAACTCTTCCTCTATGTAATCTACAAAATCAGAAGCGTTCTCCCTTGTTAAAGCTTTTGGTGGTTGAAGTCTAGTCCACTTCTGCTTTGCTTTGGGTAGGTCGTGGTAAAGTATATCTTTTTTATACCTAGGTTTTTTAGGTAAGACAATCTTTAAATTGTCAAACTCCATTACCTCACCATGACTGTCTTTACTTAAATATATCGTATTACTTTCTTGCATACTTCTCTGCGAAAGAGCCTTTGAAATCTTTCTTGTCCTCTATTAAGGATTGACCATCTTTTATTCTATCTTCTAGGTTCTTAATTCCTAGAAGTATTTCTTGACAGTCTTCAAAGCACTCTCTCTTTGCTTTTATTGCTTGTCTTCTTTTAGCGTCATCCTCTTCTAATAAAGGTTTGCTTATCTCCTCTATTAAAAGGTCTATAGCTCCTTTACTTGCCTGTATAAGCCTTTCTAAAGTTTCTAAAGCATAATTATTATTATTACCCTTCATAAACAGCTAGTACATCGTAGTTACGCATTCTAAGAAGCTTTCTTCCCTCTATATCCATATCGTACTCAGAGTTCTCACTCCACAATACTCTATCTCCTTCATTAACTCCCTGCTCTTTCATCCAATCATTTATAATAACTGCATGACCATGGAGTTCTTTTTCTTTTGATGAGGACTCAAGTATAATACCTGAATTACTTACTTCAGGCTCTACAAACTCTTGCTCCATAAAATTCCAATGACCTACAGGTATATACTCATCACCTCTTTTTATAAGGTATATCTGCTCTGCAAATGCTTGATATATATTTTCTTTATCAGCATGCTTTACAAGATTTACAGGTGTTGCTATGAAGTGGTGGAACCAAACTTTATCACCTTCTTGTATTCCTGTGTCTTTAGTATCTTGAGTTGGCGTTTTATATATAGTACCATATTGTCTTGCTAACTTCATAGGATCGTAAGAAGTGTCTCTATACATTTCTACTCCGTTTATTGTTATGGTATCTTCTGTTTCTTTTTCTACTTCTATCCAGTAGACATCTTTAATTGGCTTCATATTGTTTTTCTTTTACTTTACTTCGTAGTCATCTAGGACATCTGTATTATACTCTATTGCTGTTGGTTGAGAGAAGAACCTTTTCCAAGGCCTAGAGAACTCCTCTGAGTCTTTCTTGACATAAACATCATACACTACCTGTTGGTGTTTGTACCAAGCAGATTCATCTTGTATGATTGCTGTTACTTTTAGAGAACCTCCTAACATCTTTTGACCTACTTGGTAAGTCAATCCTTGTTTTAAGTCCCCTATTGTAATTTTTCTAATAATAGGGTTTATTGATTCCATTTAATTTAATTTTTATTCAAATAAATCTCTTGATAATTTAACGAAAGGTATTTGAGCACCTTTGGTTGATGTGGTGTGAGTTTGCACACCAATAAAAGGTAGTAAGTCTATGTCATTAGTCATAGCTAAAGACTTAGTTGTAGATACAGATTGAGTTGCTCCACCTGCAGTTGCAGTTGTGACAAGTCCATATCTAACATTGTTTACATAAACAGATATTTGTCTGTTCTCGTCAAACTCAATTCTAAGTCTATATACTGAAGCAGATGATATAGCTATACCTAAATTTGTTATGTAATCTGTACCACCAACGCTGTAGATAAAATGTAAGTTAGCATTTGTAGTCAAAGCTCCTTGGTCATCATTTGCACAATAAAGAAAGTAGGCTTGGTTTGCATCTGTAGCATAAGTACCTACCTCTGTAAGCTTCATTCCTGCCCAAAAAGATATATCGTTTATATTGCCTATAGAAAATGCAGTTGAGAAAGTTATCTTATTTTCAGTACCAAATGGAACTGAAGCCCAACCTGAAGAATCTGTAGAACCAGGAAGTTCAGCGTGACCATTCCTTACAGATAAAACAGTTCTATCATTATCTGTAGTACCAGTAATTATCTTTACACCTGCGTAAGCTGAATCTCTACCTATATTTTGAGAATCTTGAGATGAACCCCCATCTACACCTGTTAATACAAAGTTTTGATTAGGAGTTATGTATGGGTCTACAATAAATGAAAGTTTAAATACTTGAGCAGCAACATCAGTACCGTTAGTACCTATTCTTACCTTGCAACTACCATCTGCCACATCATGAACTAAAACATTAATCATAGCATTATCAGCTATAGTTCCTCCATCTTGCAGTTGAACATGAACGTGAGATGAAGTTCCAAATATATGATTGTTGTTAAAAGTAAACTCAACAGTATCTGTAGCTGCTAAATCAACAGATTGCATTGTTATTATACCGTACTTAGCATTTAGTGTTACAGCAGTAGTTGCATTAGTAGCTTGAGATACAGCAGCAGACTGAAGGCTAGGAATTTTCTCAAAATATTCTTGAAGTTCGTATCTATCGTCAGAACCAGATAAAGAACCAGAAACAGTAAGGTTCCCACTAGAATCTAACCTCATCTTCTCAGTACCATTGGATGCAAATCCAAGATACCCATTACTGTGATCGTAGTATATTTGACCAGACTTGTTGCTGTTAGAGGAACCAAAGAATATATTTCCAGAGTGAGAAGTACCAGAGATTATAGATAAACCAGAATCTGCAGAATTTTCTAATGTTAATTGATTTGCTGAAGAGTCAGAAGTTACACTACCTGCACTAACACTCATTACGTGAAGCAACCCATCAGGAGTTGCACCACCTGTACCAATACCTACTTTCAAAAACTCAACAGAGTTTGTTGATAACTTCATACTAGAAACATTACCAGAACCAGACTCAACCTGTTTAAGATTCGTATCTTTTACTTCTGTAGATGTTTGAAGTAAGTTTTGATAAGTAGAGGATATTGATTTATTTTTTAAAGTTCCCATTTACTTTTTCTTTATTTTCTCTATAGACCTACCTGCAAAGTAAGCTCCATATACTGTTATTAATAGTGTTTGATATATTGGAACGTAAGCCTCATTTATCTTAAAACCTCCTACATTCCCATCAAATACTGACAAAACTACAAAAATTGCAGTTAAAAATATACATATTAAAGGTCTAATATTCTTAGAGAGCCAATTATCAGACCTCATATCAGCTTCCCATCTACGAGTAACTTGTTCTTGAGCGTCAGCTTCAGCTTTTGCCATAACTTCTTTTATGGCCTTCCTAGCAGCTAATCTTTCTTCTTCGGATGTTGATAGGTTGTCTATCACATTTCCTACCTTTTCTATAACTCCTCCACTTAAAAAACTTAGCAGTTTACTCATACCTCTGCGTATTTATATTTAGTGTCTCCATCTTCATCTTTAATGGCTTCAAGAACTTGCTTTCTATTACCCTTTGCTTTGAGGGATATGTGTATCCAAGAAAAATCAAACTCATTAATCATTTGGTCAAATTCTAATTCTGATTTTAATATCCAGTCATAGATAACCTTATTGTTCATTTCTCCGTTTTGCCAAAACTGCAAATCCAAAGCTTCAGCCTTACTATGTTGCGACTTAAGGCTGCCACCAATAGCACGATTAAGTGCTTTGGAGCGATAACCACTACTGATCCGAATAGGACCAATAGAATCCCTGAGAGGCTGTATAAGCCTATCAATAAGATGCTGCATATTTTCCAGATGTTCTTCAGACATTTCATTTGATATACCTAGTCTTTTAGCTGTATTACTGTGCTCAATTTCAGCACGAGTAAAATTTTTACTTAGTTTCATTTTTTATTTATTTAGAAAGCCTCCATTATTATTTCGTCTATAGAGTCTTGAACTTCTTTTTTAGTAGCCTCCATAGTCATCATAATGTTTGCTTGAAATCTTTTTACTTCCTCATTATTGTTGAACACCACTATAGTAGGTACTACAACTATTTTATACTCGCTAGACCATCTAGGGTCTGCTGCAATATCTACTTTCTCTACCTCGCAATCTGTTAAACTAGAAACCCAAGCAACTTCGTTAGATGCGTTGAAGCTTGCGTTAAAGTGAACTACTACTAAGCCATCTGAAAAATCTTGAGAGAAACCAAGACAAGGTATTAGTAATAAAAATAATAATTTTTTCATATAGCAATTCTTATAGTTGCCACTCCTAGACTAGCTCCAAGAGTATTAGCCAACATGTCATTCCAATCAGAGTCACCTTGTTTCTTATCACAAAGCTCTTTAATACCACCAACTAGTAGAGATACAGCTAATCCAACTATTATAGATTTTTCTTTGTTATTAGTTTTATTGTAAACTAAAGATGTAACTCCTGAACTTATAACGTAACTACCTCCCATATGTAATAGCTTGTCGTTTTGTATAACTTGTGCCTCACAATAAGCAAACAAAAATAAAAACAATAGAAGTAGTTTCTTCATACTAGTTTAGATTATCAATCTTGTCCTCCATCCTAAGCATCTGTGTCTTAATCTCTTTTACATCTTCTTGTGTAGACATAATAGTCTGCCTAATAAGTTGGTCTTTCATGTCATACTCCATGCGTGTAATCTCAGGGTCTGCAGGTAGAGGTAGTTTTTTAGCTTCTGCTATATCTGCCTGTAACACAAACCATCCACTAATTATAGCTGCCATTGCAAAAGCTATTCCTGCTAATGTTTTAATGCTTATCTGTACTGATGTATCTTCGTTTAATTCTTTTGCCATATTAAAATATTATGTAATTAGCACCAACACTAAAGTTGTGCCAGCTTCTATTCCAGTATTTGTTATACTTACCTTCTACAAATATACCTAAACTTTTATTAAAACGAAACCCAAATATCAGACCTCCAGAATAATCCATCCACTGACCATTATTAAACTTATGGTAAGAGTACTCGTTATCTGTATCTAAATGGTATGGCATTAAGTTACCCCAAAAGTGAAACCAAAAATCTTTTGTGTAGTGGTAGTAGTCTGCACCAACAACTACAGAGTATTCAACTATGTTTGATAAATTGCTTCTCTTGCCCTCTACATAATTATTTATAACTTCAGGTATTACAATCTCTTCCCAAACTTCTTGACTTGTTGCTACTAACTCTCCTTGAGGGTTAAAGTATTCTCTATCTAACGTAATGCTATACCCTTCTTGTAAGGCTAAGTATGTATAGTGTAAAGTACCATTATCTAACACCCATTCAGATAAAGGGTCAAAACCATAAGGCTCTGCAAGTCTTTGAACAGCTCCTATATTAAGAGATATTTTACTTTCTTTTATTTGTAATCTATATCTTTCAGACGCTTCAAAATATTTTATATCAGCAAATCCATCCTCAAGGTACTCCACCTTAGCCACCCACTTGTCTGCAACATATCTTACAAAGTGATTTTGGTTTGTGTACTTAACGCCTAGTCTTCTTACAAAGTCAGCTTCAAATAAATACTCAAACCCATCTAACCGACCAACTGTTGCTGCGTCTGAGTAAGAGTTTTCAGTACCGTTGTAGAATGTATTTGCTCTATTTTCGTATCCAAATCTTTTTATCTTCCTAATACCTACAGAAAAGCTATAATCAAAAGGTGTCTCAATAATATCCTCCTCTAAAATGCCAGATGTAACTGACCATGCTTGATCATCAGATAAAGAAGTACCACCATTAACTGCTGCGTAAAATGTAGAATACTTAAGTATACTACTCTGTGCGTTTGCTTTACTTGGTAAAAATATTGCACCTAACACATAGAGCAATATCATTATAAACCAAAAGCCTACTATTGCTATTACAGGAGTTTTTTTATTTTCGCTTATTTTTCTCATCGCTTAACAACTTTTTCTGCTACAGTTCCTCCGTTAGGAAAGGTAACTTGGAACGTATAAACTCCACTACTTAAATTAGACATATTTAATCTGTTGTGACCTACAGTCATGTATCTTGGTTTTACATACATAACTAATAATCCCGAACTATTATAAACCTTAATCTCTACCTTTTCTTTTGTGAGTATATTAAGCACGTCATCCACAGGGACAGGGTACATAGCAAAATCCTGCTCACGCATTAAGTCACGTACATCTAAATCGCTATCCCCATTGCAGCTCCAATATAAAGCTTGACATTTTTCATCCCACTCTGTATTACAACAGTAAGGGTCTATAGTAATTACCCAAGCGTAACAAGTGTCATTAAGCCAATAAGGATTTCCAGGCTCACCAATACATCCTGCATCATACAAGCACTCTCCTGCTGTATTTGCAAAAACATCATAGTTATCTGCTGCTGCATCCATACATCCTACAACAATATCTATACACTCACCTTCTGTGTTAGCTTCAGGACTGTAATTAAATGCTGTACTATCCATACACCCAAAGACTACAGGTACACAGCTAAAATCTTCTGTATTAGCGTCTATATTATAATTAAAGGCTGAAGGGTCAGTACAACCAAGAACTGTTGTGAAACAAGTTCCTTCTAGCTCTACGTTAGCCATAGGGTCGTAATTGTCTGCTAGAGAATCCATACAACCAAAATACAAGCAAGACTCTCCATCATTAAGGTTAGCGACAGGAACATAATTCCAAGCTAAAGAATCCATACAGCCAATAATCCAAGGCTGACAAGAACCATCGTCTACATTTGCGTTTGGGTTATACCCATACATACTAAGCTCAGTGCAACCCTCAACAATAGGTATGCAAGGTTCTATTTCAGGGTCGTATGTGTTAGCATCAGGATTGTAGTTAAACATTATAACATCAGGGTTTGCTAGGCTATACTCGTAAGTACATCCATAAACTATAGGTTCGCAATAATCCCCACAGTAAGGCATTGCTTGATATACATTCCAAAATGGTGGTGCGTATGGTTGCAAAGCACCTTGACCATTATTAGCAAAAGGATATATACCTCCTTGAATAAGAGTAACATCATTTGAGTTTATAAGCTGAAATGAGTTGTGCATTGTTTGGAAGTTAGCCTCCTCTATTGGCTGCTGAGGACCTGCTATCTGAAAGTAGAATACTTTTACAGGTTCACTACTAAAAAGATGTATAGTAAACTCTTGCTCGTAAACACCAGGCTCTAAACTAAACTCACCTACAATATCATTACCTTGAGAGATTCCTATATAAGAATTACCCCATCCATCACCTCCATCATCTTCTATGATTAGGGTGTATTCGCATTCAGGTACTATATCGTTTATTGTAGCGTCAGGATTATAATTAAACATAGTAGGGTTTACACAACCAAAAACATGTGGAGTTTCACAGCTACCATCATCTATGTTAGCATTAGGATTAAACTCTACAAAGTCTAAATCTAAACATCCTTCTATTGACTCAACCCCACAAGAAGGAATCCATAATGGCCCACTATAAGTAACGCTACCAAAATTAGCACTATCTAAATCAAAAAATGTATCAGGTCCTCCACCACAAGGAAAGTCCCCATACACAACAAAGTCTCCATCTACTCCCCCACCATACAGAGAGCCTGCTAAACCATCACCATAGGTGTCACTAAGTATTATTTCTATACCTGTTTCTGGAACGCATATTTCGTATATAACAGTTTGGTTGGACTGATTGTAGTCAAAGCTACCTGCAACCACCTCTTCTATATACTGACCATTGGATATGTCAGTAACAATAAAACCAGTCTCTGATGGAAACTGGTCTAAGGTAAGAGCAATCTTTATTAAAGACTCTCCATTTGAACATTCAGAAACTAAGCAACTACCATCGTCTAAAGTAGCCCAAGGGTTGAAGTTTTGAGAGTTAGAGTCCATACAACCAGGTACAAAAACTTCTTCAGGTAAGCAGTCTCCATCATCAAAGCCAAACTCAGGGCAGTCAAAGTTTATAGGAGTCCCGTTCCAAGAGTAAGCTCCATCATCGCAAAGACCATCGCCTATCCAGTTAGTAATCTCAGTAACATTGTTACCTAAGCAGTCGTAAATACTATCCTGCGAAAAAGCACTTGTAGATATAAGTGCAATCAAATAAATTAACTTTTTCATTATGCGTTCCTTACAAGTCTAGCTTCTTTCTTAGTGTAAGAAGCGTTCTTTTTTGATTTTGATTTTGACTTCTTTTTATTGGTAGAAGCTTTTTCAGATGAAGTTAACATTGCCCAAACACTTTTAGGAAAGTATCTACCTCTCTTACTTTTTGGCTTTTTCTCCTCATCTTCGTTAGAATATTGCCAATCTTGTTCAGTCCACTTCTTTAGACTTTTTTGAGACTTCTTCAACTTAGTCATTATTTGTAACCTCCCCCTGCAGCTTTATATTCTTTAGCGAGCATTTGAGCTTTTCTAGCAGACCACTTACCAGCAGGACCACCTTTAGAGCCTGCCATTATTTTCCTAAAAAGTCTCTTACGCATACTAGGCTTGGTATAGTTACCAGCCTCGTTTACTCTACTCTTTTTTTTAACTAACTTAGTCATTATTTTTTTGCGAATTTTTCAACGCCAGAAATCCCAAACGAGCCAAGTACAACCCAAACAAATGAATCGTATACAAACTCGTTTATTACTAAGTCCTTACCTATCCATCCTGTAAGTAGGTCAGCCACCATTATAAGGCACATTATA